CAGGTAACTCGTAGATTGGGTGAATTTCTTCTGCCCAATCTTTGAGTAATGCAGCTGCACTGAACGACCCTTGAAGGAAAAGTTTCCTTTGGAGGTTGAGCAGTGCAAGGTGATCTTCGAGCTTGTTGTCGGTTGCATAATGGTACTCCTTGTTGCGTATTATCGTAACATCGATTCCATTAAACCACTCTGAGCCACAAGATTCGCGAAAGGGTGTTTGCCAACATGTCTTAGACATGTTAGGTTCACACCCAATCTCGGTCAATGTAGTAAGGAGTGTCGGAAATGCATCCTTGGGGATAATAATATCATCACCGAAGACACGTATTTCCGAAGCCAGCGCATAATCACGGAAAGGCGAAACCATCCGGGTCACCCCGGACGACCTAACCTCATGCGAACGCACTAGTTTTAACGAGGCCATTGAAATGGCCCAGAAGACTAGAGACTCCACTGGGAAGCATACAGCTGAACCCATTGGAGAGAATGCAGAAAGTCGTACACGCCGATTATCAATTAGCATGTATGATGACCTTGTGGCCATCAGTCTGCGCCGAAGACCCGGAACCTCCGAAAGAAGGAACCAGACCAACGGAACAGACACCGTGTCGGAAGCATTAGATAAATCTAACGTTACCGTATCACGTAGAACGGATTCTTGGGCCGCCCTTTGGTTAAAGGATTGATCCTTAAACTTTATAGAGCGACTAATAATCCGGTGATGATCACAAAACTGCATTAACTTTCGCATCTGACCTTGTTGGAGGTACTGCGTAGCAGCACTTTCCGCCGAGATCAGCCGTGGACCCTTAAAGTCTTTTGGGACGAGGCAACAACGCGTCGCGGGATAACGATCCCACTTCACGTCATAGCCACATCTCATATATGCTTCAAGGGAATGCGTTCCATACGTCAGATAGGGATAATAGCGCTCGGCCAGTGATGGCCAAGTTCTAAAAGCCCAACGTTCAAAACGATCCTTCTTTTCAGCAACTACACCTGGTCCATGACCAGGTGTAATCACGTCAAGCAAAGAATCGTCGAGAACCCTTCCTAGAAGCTTCCTAGCCTCTAGAAGAACAGGATGATCGACCTGGATTCTCTTCTTTCGAAGATTGTCCATTCGGTCGATAAAACTGGACTTGGCAAGTCTTTCTTGTTCGGCTGTCGGCTCCATACGGAGCTTCGAGTCGAACAGCAAGAATTGTCTAAGGAGACGTATAGAGACAACATTAGGCGAGGAACGGAGCAAACCGTCTGGTTCGAATATCGTCAGGAAAACCTGATGACACAGAACCGGCAGGCATGTGTTCCTCTTCGAGCGAAAGTTAATGATAGGTTCAAATCTACCATTCACTAGACCTCGATCAAGGGCCTTCCCCAATAGGGGGATGGTTACCTTGACAAAGCTAGAGCCTTCAGCCGCTAGTCTTTCAACTATCGTCTGAAGATCTTTTGTCGAAAAGGGTACTCCGTTCGCAATGCCGTCGTCGATCAAACGATGACGGAGTGCGACGAATCGCTCTTGGAACGAATTAAGGTCTCCCATAAAGGGTTTCCTCCAAGTCCCAATGGCAACATTCTATCTGAGATGTTACCTACACGCGTCATCTTCAGTGAGGCCCGAGCCCAACGCTAAGCAAGTGTTGGGTTGAACGGACCCGTCACATTGTAGTCACTCTCAGGAGTGGCTCCATTGAACAGGGACGTCAGGGTCGCACTTCGGTTGACGTAGGAGGTCAGCTGCGCTTGCATGTCTTTCAACATGGCGAGCGTGATCTCCGAGCTGCGGGGGATCGAATATTGCAGGCTCACGGACATGACCAGATTCTGATTCGTGGTATCATCCACGATCAGCTTCTGGAGCACGACCTGATGCCTGTCGGTCCCTTTTGCTCCAACAGGACGGAGATAGTGCTGCACGCGAAGCGTTTCGGGCTCAACGAGCCCCGCGCTTTCGTTTGCGTACACTTTCACCGTTCCCTGATTGGACTGCTGCTTGTAGGTGACGTCGGTGGTTCCATCCGCCTTCGTCAGAATGATGTCAGCCATTGAGAACTCCTCGAGACTGTCACCGTTTTAGGGTGACGGTTTTATGCAAGAAAACTCTCTTGCGGAGGACCGTTTATCGCAAAACCCGTTGCACTATAAGTGCACCGGAAGCGATTAGTTGGAAAAGCCCCAGGTTCGAAAAGTCAACAACCCCGGAGGTCTCAGGAATAGTGAGGTACCGCGAATATGTCTTTTCACGCTCGCGCGCGAGAAGCATATGATAACTAGGCTGATACATGGTCGCACCAATTGAATTGTCATTACCGGGTATCAAAATGATATCGCGGAATGTCTCTTCAGTAGTGCTACATGTAAGATTCCTAATTTCCGTGAATGGCTCTCCGATGCGGAAGCGCGTCAATTCATTGATGCGCTCCTGAGCATTGGTAAACCAGTCTAGGACGAACGAGAATGGGATCAATTCCCATGCCAGACCAATTACTTTGTTAACACCGAAGTATTGTAGGTAAGCAGTCCAACTGTCTTTCCAGTTCAGATCTTCACGCACCTTCCCCCACGCCGAAATCCGAGCAGTACTAACTTTCGAGACTAATCGTCTTTGAAAGGTCGTACTACCGGCTCGAGGCAAGGCGGGCAGTGCGGGAATCGTGGTTTCAGACGAACTTTCGTCTTTCACTCTAATCGGGACATACGACCCACCATTGTTGGCGAGATACCACAACCGACGTTGCACATGAACATGTGCCTCTAGGGTATGGATCACGTCTTCAATAGCAGGTTTCACACCAAAGTTGTAAGACAACCAGGCGTTCGAAGATCCCTTAATAACCCGCGCTATTGTGCCAAGATTCTTCTTCTTTAAGCCAAGCGCAACGACGCCACCAAGGAAATCCTTGACGGCGCGCGTTGGATTAACGACGTACTTCAACGCATCAACAAAGATGCTATGTTCATACATCGTTTCGCCGAGCATCATCGAAGAAGGAAGGAAGCTATCACAAGCTTCATTAAATCTTGACGTTAGTGCGTACCAATCGTGCTTTCTGAAAGCTCCGGCTGTTCCCGTAACCTGCGTAGAGCGAATGCTCGCTGCAGGATCGGTATAGCCGAAGTGTTGACGTAATAGCACGGCTGCGTTATCATAGGAACTTCCCCACGTTTGGACGACACCCGTACACTGCTGTGAAGAATGAAGAGTAGCAATCGGCCCAGGTTGAAACCTGATCGTCGATGTTGTGTGGACACAAGGATGGTTCGGCATAAAATGCTGAAGCCGAAACTTGGGGTCCACCTCACGGAGGGAGTTTTGACGCTTCCTCCACGCTACCTTCTTTTCCCGAGCAGATACAGGAGATAACTGATCCGACATAGTTGAGGTTTGTTTAGAACTCGAGATAGAAAAAGTTCCACCACCGACCTGCGAAGATGTAACCGTATTAGGGTTACTGCAGATCGTTCGATAGTTCTTTATTCTACCCCAGGAACCAGACAGATCCTCTTTCTGTGTACGTGAGCGATTCCTCATGGCGAGTGCCTCTTTCCTGAATGTTGTTTAGATGCACGCCCTTTACGGGGTGTGATCGGAGCCAATTCCTTGAGCTCTCTGACGAAATAACACGCAGAACCCGCTATAAACGGGTTTGTCGAGTATCGCGCCAGAAACCCAAGGACGAGTATTGCACCATGTAGAAGGAGCCGGTCAGTCCTTTCGGACGTAACTTTCTTCAACCACATAAGTGCACTCCTTGTAATTTGGCTACTCATCCAGACAACGAAGGACGTGGGACCTTTCTAGGGGTC